CTGGTAAGGGTGGACCTGGTGTTCTCCTTAACGGCTTGAACTCAGGTTCTCCACTTGGTCTACCAGTAGCTGGTGGCGGTGGCGGTGCAGGTTGGTCAGCATCTAACTCAATTAACCAGTCACTTCCTGGCATTGGTCAGAACGGTGGCGGTAAGGGTGCTCCAACATTCTTGGTAACTCAGGCTTCAACAACACCTGATTACTACGCACGTGGTCTTGACGCTGTTGCTAACACTGGCGCAGGTGGAGGTGGCGGTGGTTCTAACTGGACTAACACACCTAACACTCTTGCTAACCACAACTCTGCTAACCCAGCAGTTAACTACGAAGCACTTACATCTGAGTTCTTCAAGTGGAACCCTGTGTATAACGCAAACATCGTAATCTCAGCACAGGCTGGTTTCTATGGTTCAAACGTTCTACGTACAACCATCCAAGACACTGGTAATGCAAAGATTACAACTGCATGGCAGTCATTCCCAATCTTGCCACGTATCCCTCTAGTATTCCCTGGTGTGGCTGCGCGTTTAACAACTGCTCCTGGCGGTGTTACATCTGCACAGTTCACAGGTCTACCAAAGCGTGTACGTCCAACAGTTCGCTGGAAGAATGACAAGAACGTCATCATTCGTGAAGACCGCCCTCCATTTGATATCCAGTTCTCAGGTACAAACACTGTCACCTACCTAGGTGCTTCAGGTGCTACATCTGGTTTCTGGCAGACTCTTGTAGCTCCAGAAGGTGCTTCTTACTTCGATGTTACATGGGAGTTCCTATACATGGATGCAGGCGACGTAGTTGACGTTGACCTCGCAGGTTGCCAGTACTACGCATTCCAGTCATTTGGTGGAAACGGCGCAGATGGTTACGCTATGATTCGCTGGTTCGACAAGGCAGTACTCTAGGAGGAAATGAATGGCTAAATACGCACTAGTAGATAACAACCTAATCACTCAGGTTCAGGTTGCAGAGAGCGAAGATGCTCTCGGTCCTCTGGCACTGCTTTTCGAAGTAGTTCAGATTGACGGTCTTAACCCAGAACCAGCACGTGACTGGGAGCGAGTAAACGGTACATGGTGCCCTCCTGGGGTCCCAGAAGCCGCTAAAGCTCTTTGGAACGGTACTGGCTTTGAAGGAGCTGCAGAAATTGAAGCTCCTGAAGAAGAGGAAGAAGAGGAAGATAAGTAATGGCTATCTCCTCACAACCAACGGTACTGGCACAGTCTAACGACGCTTACATTAACGTAGGTGTTACAGGACGTCTTCAGACCTTTTCAGCAGCAACTGGAACACTTACCATCAACCCAACTAGCGGTTCGTTTATCCGAATCACTAACTTGGTTGGTGCAGTAACAGTAAACTGGACAGGCGTTCCAGCTGGTTACGGAACTCGCTGGCAGGTAGAAGTAAGAAACCGTGGCGCTAACGCAGTTGCGTTCAATGGTGTTACATGGGACGGCGGCTCAACCCCTACCATCGCATCAGGCACTGCAGCCTCTGTTCTAAACTTCTATTCACCAGACGGCGGAGTTACTATCTTCGGACGTCTAGAGTTTGCAACCGTAGCTTAATATAGATTAGAAATAGCTCCCCGCCGTCCTCAGGGACTGGCGGGGCTTTTCTATTTAAGGATACAATTAGATTATGAAAATAGCCGTATACACCATCGCATTAAATGAAGCACAGTTTGTAGAACGCTGGTATGAGTCTGCAAAAGAAGCAGACTACCTAATGATTGCCGACACTGGCTCAGCAGACGGTACCGTGGAGAAAGCCCGAGAACTAGGTATCACTGTCCACACAATAAGCGTACGTCCATGGCGATTTGATGATGCTCGTAACGCGGCCCTTGCCCTACTTCCAGATGATATTGATTACTGCATCTCTCTAGATATGGATGAGGTATTAGAACCTGGTTGGCGCAATGAGATGGAAAAGATACCCGTAGGTTCTACACGTATACGCTACAACTACACCTGGAACTTTAATCCTGATGGAACTCCTGGTCTTACATTTGCTGGAGATAAGATTCACGCACGCCACGGATACCGATGGCAACACCCTGTGCATGAGTGTTTATATACAGACCGTTTAGTTGAGAAAGAATACTGGAGCCAACTAGGTCTATGGCATAAAGCAGATGACTCTAAGTCTCGTGGGCAATACCTCCCACTACTTAAACTATCTGTAGAAGAGGACCCACACAACGACCGCAACGCCTACTACTACGCACGTGAGTTGTTCTTCCATGGTCAGATAGAAGAAGCTTTGGTTCAATTTAAACGACACCTATCTTTACCTAAAGCTGTATGGAAAGCAGAGCGAGCGTCCTCCATGCGTTATATAGCTAAGTGCTCTACAGATGAAGCAGAGAAACTTAAGTGGTGGAAGCTTGCTGTTCAAGAGGAGCCTGCTAAAAGAGAAGCTTACGTAGAGCTGGCACAGTATCACTACGACAGTGGCCGTATTGAAGAGTGTTATATGTGGGCTAAGAAGGCAGTTAATATTAAAAACAAAAGCATGGACTATTTAAATGAGGCATTTGCCTGGGGAGCAACTCCCTATGACCTAGCTGCTGTATGTGCATTCTGGCTAGGGGAAAGAGACAAAGCCCTTGAATACGGAACCATTGCAGCAGAGTTAAGCCCTACAGATGAGCGCATAATCGGTAACCTTGAACTCTACAAGAAGGCGGTAGAATGAGAGCTCACGCACCAGGTGGTCGCTTTGACGCAGACTTTGAAACCAATAAAGTATTAGAGGGCGTAGACGCAGACCTTAAAAGGCCTGTAGGAACAAAAGCCCAGTGGTTTATCTGGGACCCAATTGCTACTGTACTTGACCCTATCTATGATGTAGGACAAGACCTATCTACTGCAACTGGTGGTCGTATGTGGCGAGGCCCATTTGAATTGCCTGTAGTAAGAGCTGTCATTAAGCAGGGCGGTGTAAAGAATAGTCAACGTGGTTACTACGGAGCTGACTCTCTACACCTAACCCTTAACGCTGAAGACGTAGAGAAAATAGCCCCAGGAGTTATTGGTAACCCAGACCTTCAAGCACGTGGCCGTATTCTTTGGAAGGGCCAGGTTTATCGCCCTTATTACATCCAACAGGCTGGCATTGTTGCTGAAAGATTCACACTCTTGGTTGTAGAATGTATGCAGGTAATGGCCGATGAAATGGTCAACGACCCACAGTTCCTGGAACTTGCTGGGTATATTAAGTAGAGGACAACATGCCACACTCAGGTGACTTACACTCCGCTCCAGTAGAATCCGTTATTAACGCAGAGACGTTTACATCTAAAGACAGACTTAAGGTATCTAACATTGAGACTACCTTTTATAGCAGCTTTCAATTTGGAAAAGACGTTTTGTGGGACGAGTCCGTATCTAACGGCGGCTCTGCCGTGTGGGATTCCAATGCAGCAGTTGTAGACCTTACAGCAGAAAGTACTTTAAACTCGCAGGTTCTGTACCAGTCTAAAAACGTTATGCGTTATATCCCTGGTAGAGCCTCTTCTGTAGCTGGCGCTTATCGCCTTTCTGCAATTAAAGCTGGCATGCGTTACCGCTGGGGCTTGTTTGACGAAAACAACGGCGCCTATTTTGAAGTAGATGGCAACGAGATGTACTGTGTAGTAAGAACTAAGACTACTGGAACTATCGTTGAGAACCGTGTCCCAAGAAGTTTATGGAATGGCGATAAGCTAAACGGTGAAGGCCGTAGCGGTCTTAACATCGACCTTACAAAACAACAGCTTCTAACTATTGATTATGAGTGGTACGGCGCTGGTGAAATTAAGTATTACTTTGTTATTGATGGTAGACGACGCTTAGTTCATACAACTAGCCACGCTAACCATATCTCTACTGTCTGGTCGGCTACCCCGTTCCTTCCAATTAGAATGGAAGTCAAGAACACCACTGGCGTAACTGGTGGAGGAAAGCTACACGTAGGCTCTATCTCATACGCTGTAGAAGGTAACTCTGCTTATCAGGGTGCGGTTAACAATATGACTACGCCTATCGCTGGTGTCGATACTACGACGGCTAACGTCTTCTATCCTATTATCAGTGGACGGTTGAAATCAACCGCTCTTCAAGCTGTGGTTGTTCCCCTATCCTTCCAGATAGCTACCCTTGATAACGTCTCTTTGCACTATAAGGTTTTTATAAACGCAACCCTCACAGGCGGGACATGGGTAGATACCTTAAACCCAGAACCTATTACTCAGTACAACTACTCAGCCACTGCCTTAAGTGGTGGGGTAGAAATCTACGGTGGGTTCCAAGTTGCTGGAAGCGGAGCTCCTCAGGTTGTGTTTGACCCTGGAGTAAATGCCCAGCTAGGACGAACATCCCTGGGAACCGTATCGGACACATTTACTATTGCTGCAGCAACAACTACTGGTAATAAAAAGGTAGTCTGTTCAGTTAACTGGTTAGAACAAAGATAAAACAGGTAGCATAATGGCAAAAGATACTAACCCTTGTTGGGATGGCTACGTTCAAGTAGGCATGAAGACTAAGGGTGGCAAGAAGGTTCCGAACTGCGTCCCTGCAGGTTCTGGAAAGAGTAAGGTCTCTAAACCTAAAAAGAAAGCGAGTAAATAATATGTGCGCTACATGTGGATGCATGGGCAAGAAGAAGAAGGCTGCTAAGAAGGTTGCTAAGAAGGCTGCTCCAAAGGGTATGTCATCTAAGCAGAAGAAGCTTGATGTAGACAAAGACGGCAAGCTAGAAGGCTCAGACTTTGCCGCCCTACGTAAGAAGAAGAAGTAATGTGCGCTACCTGTGGCTGCGGTAAGCCAAAGGATAAGCACGGCATGAAGACCCTTCAAGCGGCTAACAAGAAGTTTGCTAAGAAGGCTGCCCCAGCAAAGGGCAAGAAGTCATCTATGGTAAGAAAGAAAGGCATGTAATGGCCACCTTTAATTTTGGTAAGTATACAGAAGCCAAGGATAAGAAGAAGGACGCCAAGATGACCAAGGGTATGACCCCTGCTCAGAAGGCTAAGTTTGAGAAGGCTGACAAGGCTCACGGAGCTAAGAAGAAGCCTAAGACCATGGCTGAAGATAAGAAGATTGACGCCAAGATTATCAAGAAGATTAAAAAGAAGTAATACGCTTAGGGCCCCGAAAGGGGCCCTTTGCTTTATCCTTATAGTGAATCCATGCGGGATTCAAAGCTTCACCCCCTGCGTTGTACCTTGCGAAATCTAGGATGGACATGCCTAAAAAAGTATCCTCAGCATCTGACACAGACTTCAGACGCGAGATTAATAAGGCCATTCCTGGTAATGCTGTCACTGCAGCTTTGGGAGCTTTGACTGTCGCAAATGTACTACTGGGGAGACACGTTGCTAAGCGTAGACAATCTCGTAGAGGCTAAGGCCTCCGAAGGTTCATCAGAAATGACTGCAGCTCTTCGTGAGCGTGCAGTAGCTGCTGGCTGGCCATCAGATGTAATCCCCCAAATGTCAGTTAATTTTGACGGCTCTAATTTAAACTACAACGTCCCCGATAAAGCATGGGACCTAGAATACGGCGAGCCTAATAAGTCCGCCCCAACCTCTGTTATGCGAGGTTTGAATTACCGACTATCTGGTTTTATGGATGAAATAATTGACCACGAACTCCTTGACCGTATGGTTATGGAAGACGAGGTGTTCCATGGGTAGCCCATTTATCATTGCGGAAGATGAGGCAATCAAGAACTACCTGCAGGGTATGGTGGTAGCTGATGAGAAGTCTGCTGCAAATAACGGCCCTACTGAAACTCTTAAGACCCGTCCTGTAAAGGTCTGGTTCGGGTATCCAGATGTAGAAGCCCGCGCACAAGAGTTTCCTTTTGTCACAATAGATTTGATTGATGTTGTTCCAGCTAACGACCGACAGGTTCAGGGAAAGCTACACGACGGAGACTACCGTGGAACTATCACAGCTGTGCCAGGCCTAGCTTACGAGTATGACTACCCAATTGCTTACGACCTTATTTATCAGCTTACAACATATGCAAGACACCCACGACATGACAGAGCTATCCTGTTTCAGATGTGGAATAAGTTTCCATCCAAGTACGGCGTCCTGCCTGTAAGTAATCAGTTAGGAACTGAATACAGCAAGCGGTCTATGTTCGTGGATGGATATGCAAAGCGAGATACGTTTGAGGATGCGGAAAGTGGAAACCGACGCCTCCTACGTAACGTCTTTACATTAAGGGTGGTTAGCGAAATGACTCCAGCAACAGCAGCCGCAGCAATACCTGCAGTTACTACTGTCAATCTTAACCTTCCAGTAAACAACCAGACGTCTATCCCTTCGGTCTACGAAATCTTGTAATAAACGGAACCTACGTAAAATCTATCTAAGGAGATAATCTAAATGGCATTTCAACGCCCTGGGGTATACGTTCAAGAAACGTTAAACCCTGTACAGCCAATCGCTGGCACCAACTCAGAGTTTATTACAGCTTTTGTTGGTGAAGACGACCGTGGCCCTATTAACACCCCTACACTTGTAACATCTTGGAACCAGTACGTAACACTATTTGGTTCTTGGAACTCTTACACTAACAATGATGTACCACTTGCAGTTTATATGTTTTTCTCAAATGGGGGAAGCCAGCTTTACGTAACACGTGTTGCAGCAAGCCCAGGTCTTTCTACACGCTCACTTAATGACCGAGCTGTTAGCGCTTCAGCAACTCTTCAGGTAGCTGCTAAGAACCCAGGTCGTTGGGGTAACGATTTAAACATTTCTATCTCTAACTCTATTGAGACTGGCTACTTTGACCTAGTTGTCTATAGCGGCGGTACAACAGACTCTAACGTTGTAGAGACATTCACTCAGCTATCAATGACAGCATCTGACGCACGCTACGCACCAACAAATGTTAACGTGGTATCTAACTACGTAACTTTGACAGACCTAAACTCTTCAAACACTGGAACCACAAGAAACCCAGCTGTTGTTGTTAACCAGCCACTTGCTGGTGGTTCAGTCGGAAACGCAGTTTCAGTTACTGAATACTCAGCAGGACTTGCAGCACATGATACTGTCCTTCAGTCTTTGGTTCTTAACTTGCCAGGTCAGACAGCTGTGAACATTGTCAACGCTGCAATCAGCTACGCTGAAGGTCGCGATGATGTGTTTGTAGTTGTTGATGGAATTGACAACACTCCAGCAGACCAACTTGTACGTTCTGGTCAATACACACCAAGCTCTCTAGCTGCTGTTTACTACCCACCTCTTACTATTACAGACCCAACTTTAGCTCCTGGAGCTACCACTGGTAGAACTTTAACTGTGGGTGCGGGAGCTGCTGTAGCAGGTCTCATCTCTACTACTGATAACTCTCGTGGAGTTTACAAGGCGCCCGCTGGTTTGCAGGCTCGTCTTGCTGGTGTTGTATCAACACGTCAGCTTACAAATGCAAATCTTGACTCTCTTAACACAGCTGCAGCACCTGTAAACGCTATCCGTTTTATCCCAGGTTCAGGCTATGTGGTAATGGGAGCAAGAACTCTTAAGGCAGGCTACATTGATAAGTACGTACCAGTACGTCGTTCGCTTATCTACTTACGTAAGTCTCTTACAGACCTTACTCAGTTTGCTATCTTTGAGCCAAACAACGAAGGATTGTGGCGTCGTCTAGATGCAACAGTGTCTTCATTCCTAACACAGTTCTGGTCACAGGGAGGCCTACGCGGCACTACTCCTAGCCAGGCATTCTTTGTCAAGGTTGATGCTGAGAACAACCCTCAGTACCTAATCGACCAAGGCCAAGTAAACATTGAAGTTGGCGTTGCCCTACAGCGTCCAGCCGAATTCGTAATCATCAAAATTGGCCAGTTTGACGGTGGAACCACCGTTACTGTTGCGTAAAGGAGAGCCAAATAAATGACAACCCCTTCAAGTATCATCAATCGCTTCTCAAAG